ATTGGCAAGATGCCTGACTGTGGTCTGCTCAGTGACGACATATACAATGCAGGTAACGGCACAAGTGATGGCATCTACAACATCTTACCAGAGACACAAGAGGGTGAGAATGACCCACTTGACAACTGTATGGATGGCGAGGGTTCACCTGCTGAACAAGAACAGCAAGCGGCAGAGTGGAAAGTCAAGGTTGCTCAAGCGGCACAAGCCGCCAAGATGATGGGCAAGATGAGTGCAGGACTTGAGCGTATGGTTGAGAGTATTCTTCAACCCAAGGTTCACTGGTCTGATGTACTGCAACGCTTCATTGTCAAGCACAAGACTGATGACCGTTCATTTGCCAGACCTAATCGCAGGTTCATACAGCAAGGTATGTATCTACCTAGTGTGACTGGCGAGGCATTGGGTGAGATGGCGTTTGCTATCGACTGCTCAGGTTCAATCGGACAAGAAGAGATTGACCAGTATGCGGCAGAGATACTCAAGGTTCAACAAGACCACCACCCTCAGAAACTACACATCATCTACTTCGACTCAGAGGTTTGTCACTATGATGTGTATGAGCAAGGTGAACCACCAGTTATCAAGCCACATGGCGGTGGCGGTACAGCGTTCAGTCCAGTGTTTCAATACATGAGAGATAACGACATCAACCCTGTCGCTTGTGTATTCCTGACAGACCTGTGCTGTAGCGACTTCGGTGACGCACCAGAATACCCTGTGTTGTGGGTATCAACACACGACAACCAAGCACCCTTCGGTGAAATAGTAATGATGGAGATATGATATGGCTACTGTAAGATTTTCCGATGCTCTCAAGAGCGAGATTCGTAACAACGCAAAGGCAATGTTCAAGCAGAATATTGACAAGGCTAAGGCGGATGTACCTGCACATTGGGCAGACAAGATATACCAAGGGTTCTTCCCTGCCGATGACATTGCTAAGTTCGATGCACTGCCTGCCCATGTGATGGCAGAGAAGCAATCACTGGACTTTGAAGGGTTCTTCAATGCACCAGAGGATGTATTCCAAACTGCTACACACAAGCAGAAAGCGTATGAATGTTCGACTGTAAGGCTAGAGTTCAGCAAGGATATGCGTTGGCCTAATGAAATTGAGAAGATGAATACTGGGTTCAAGTTCAACTGGCGTAACTCTAGGGCCGACTACAACGACAGTCGTTGGGCATGGCTTATCCCTGAGTTCAAAGAGTATGTCCGTAAGATATTTGAACAGGAATCTAAAGAGGCTTCCTTCCTTGAGGGTGTGGATAAACTCATGGAAACATATTCTACGTTAGCCCCTGCTATCAAGGCGTGGCCTGCACTGTGGGATTTAGTTCCTGATGAAGCCAAGGAACGACATAAGAAAGTAGTCGAGCGAGTTAAGAAAGATGCCAGTGATGTTGGCGTTGACCTTAACAGTATGACTGCCGCTGTAACATTTTCAAAACTAACACGATAGGGAGACTTAAATGACTTGGCTAAAACCAGAAGATAGAACCATTCTAAATCACGAACAAGCAAACTCACTCTGGTCGAGGGTGCGTAACCCTGAGAAGGGTAAGCCTATCACAGGTTGGCTTCGTATGTTCAAGGTAGGCGATGACTTCCTGTTCAAGATACAAGGTTATGGCTCAACGGACTTATGCCGTTTGTCACCTGACAACAGGTTCACGTTTGTTGCACCGCCCGAGGTGTTTCAATCTCATGCACAGACTCTAGTGTCCTCACTACATCGTTGGCTACCCTTCACCTGTATGCGTCACCGTAAGGGGCTGTATCGTGTAGCCCACAGTAAGACTGTGATTGCAGAGATGGAGAAGCGGTACAACGCAGACCCTGAGAAAGACGCAACCTCACATATGCACAACTACTCTATGTACAGGCAGTACAACCCTGTGATGCGGGAGCAACCCTACTTCTTTGAGGGAATTGAGTTCGACATCGTGGACGGTACATGCCTCAACCCTAGACCTGATGTGAAGATGATTGAGAAGCCAGACGAACGTAAGCAATGGCGTAGAGCGTTGGCCTCATTCAAGAAAGGTATCAAGGCTCGTGTCAGAGTTCATGCTTTCGATGGCATCATCGACAAGATGTGGGCAGAGCGACAAGGGCAGAGCCGTTGGGATTGGCGACAGCCACAGTGGGAGTCAAAGCAGTGGATGGATTTACTTGAGACTTCTATTCGTGAGAATGAGTTCTCACAGGAGTTGTTGATGGGCTTGGCTCAGACAACTGACCTCGGCTACTACAAAGCTACCAAGCCAGAAGGTAAGGACATACTCAAGTCTCTCGACAAGGTATGTAATGACCAGAGTATCGAACTGCGTAGACGGTTCGGTGTGTTCAGTAAGGAGGCTTAGGGTATGACAGTAATAGCATGGGATGGTAAGACTTTATGTACTGACCAACAGGCTAACGATGGCTCTATGAAATGGGAGGCAGAGAAGGCTTGGTACATAACCAACAAGGCGACTGGTAAAATCTGCATAGTCACAGGGGTTGGTACTCTTGGTTACATCATACAACTACGCGACTGGTTCGCTAGCGGTATGGAAACTGCCTTGGATATAACACCAAACATGGCAGAGTTAATCGTCATAGACGATGAGGGGTTGTGTGTATTCTCAGGAGAGAAAACATATTCCCCTGTAAGGTTGAAAGCACCGATGGCTTTCGGGCATGGCAGAGAATATGCAATGGGGGCTATGGCTATGGGGGCTAACGCCTCTGATGCTGTCACTATTGCTAATGAGTATTCTTTACACTGTGGTAAAGGTGTGGCATGCTATACTATACACCCAGACGAAAAGGGAGATAACTAAAATGGGTAGAAGAAAAATGACTAAGACTGATAAAGTGTGGGCTTACCTAATTAAAAACCCCACGGCTACTGCGAAAGAGGTAGCTACTCAGGTAGGTTGCACTACTAAACTTGTGTACACTTTGCGTAAGAAGATTGGCACACCTCAAGAAGTCTTTAATGCAGAGGCCCAACCTAAACAACGCACTCGTGTCAAGTTGTTGTCACAAGCTAGCGCATTGATTGACGGCGACAGGGAGGAAGAACACGGAGACTTTCAAACTAACGCCGAGATGATTGCGGCTTACTGGAATACCCACCTACAGATAATAGACTTCATCAAGCCCGAGGATATTCCTGTAATGATGACGCTTCTAAAGTTAGCTAGGTCACACCAGAAGCCAGAGCGTATTGACAATTATCGTGATGCGGCAGGTTACATTGCCCTTGCAGGTGAATTGGCAGGGGGTAAGTAGTATGGATATCGTAACCATTGACTTTGAAACCTACTACGACAGGCAGTTCTCATTATCTAAGATGACAACAGAAGCCTATGTTCGTGACCCTCGCTTTGAGGTGATAGGTGTATGCGTCAAGGTGAACGATTTTCCTACTGATTGGTACAGTGGTAAAGATGTGGGCAAGTTTCTTAACTCGTTAGACTATTCTGACAAGGCGATACTTGCCCACAATGCCGCGTTCGATGGAGCAATCTTGTCATGGTTATATGGTATCAAGCCTAAGTTCTGGTTCGATACTTTATCTATGGCAAGACCTCTACACAACGCCACAGTAGGGGGTTCACTGAAAAACCTGACTGCTCACTACGGATTCGGGCAGAAGGGCGATGAAGTATTCAACAACATGGGCCGCCACTTGAAGGACTTCACACCAGAAGAGCTTGACAGGTATGCGGCTTACTGCGTCAACGATGTAGAACTGACCTATAAACTGTTCAAAGAATTAAAGAAGGGCTTCCCTGTATCTGAGTTGATGGTCATTGACCAGACGATACGGATGTACACACAGCCTACGATACAGCTAGATACAGACTTACTCGCTGAACACCTAGAGAAGGTCAAAGCAGACAAGCAAAAGCTGATACAAGACTTGGCACTGCATGGTCTGAGCGAAGCCAAGGTTAAGAAAGCCTTGATGTCCAACCAGATATTCTCAAAGCTATTATCCACAGTGGGCGTAGAACCGCCTATGAAAACCAGTCTGCGTACAGGCAAAGAGACATACGCCTTTGCCAAGACTGACAAGGAGTTCACCAGTTTATTAGAACACCCTGACCCTCGCGTGCAGAACCTAGTAGCGGCTAGACTTGGCACTAAATCTACAATCGAAGAGACACGCACTGAAAACCTTATGAAGGTAGCGGAGCGTGGCGCATTGCCAATCATGCTTAATTACTATGGCGCACACACAGGCAGATTCTCTGGTGGCGATAAGTTAAACTTACAGAACCTACCACGCAACGGAGCGATACGGAGTGCGCTGACTGCACCTATCGGTGAAGTAATGATTGCTTGCGATTCGTCACAGATTGAAGCGCGTATGGTTGCTTACATTGCAGGACAGCAGGACTTGGTACAAGCGTTCCGTGAAGGGAGGGATGTATATAGTGAGTTCGCCTCTGAGGTATATGGTAAGAAAGTAACTAAGGCTGACAAGATTGAGCGGTTCGTAGGCAAGACATGTATCCTTGGTCTAGGTTATGGTATGGGGCATGTTAAGTTCCGTAACACGCTAGCACTTGGGCAGGGCGGAATCTCTGTTGACATAGATGAGAACGAAGCACAACGTATTGTCAGGTTATACCGCCAGAAGAACCACAAGATTGTTTCTTTGTGGCAGAGGTGCGGTCATGCGCTTACAGGTATGGTGAACGGAAGCAGTGGCAACATCACTGAGTTGCTACCATACGACAGCACTGGCATCACACTACCGAACGGCCTACGCATACAATATAATGCGTTGCGCCAGACACCAGATGGCTTTGAGTATATTGCAGACGCACGAACCTACAGGAAACTAGCTAAGTCTAGGGTCATGTCGGGTGAGCAAGTAAGCATAGACTGGACACGCATCTATGGAGGTAAGGTTACAGAGAATGTAGTCCAAGCCCTCGCTAGGATTGTTGTGTCTGAGCAGATGGCATCTATCGGACAGTCATATCATGTAGCTTTCCAAGTACATGACGAAGTAATCATCACCTGCCTGGAAAGCGATAAGCCACACGCACAGGAATTTGTTGAGAGGCAAATGTCGAAGCCGCCGCGCTGGGCACAGGACTTACCTGTTGCCTGTGAGTCTGGGGTCGGGTATAACTATGGTGATGCAAAGTAAACTTTACCGTGGGTGGCGAATACCGCCTTCACGGTACAAACCTATGGAGTTTTGATGCAGTTAGCACATTCATTCTCAGCTATTAAGCTATACGAGAACTGTCCGAAGCGTTACTACCATCAGCGTGTAACGAAAGAGATACAAGATAAAGGTGGCGAAGCCAGTAAGTATGGCGAGCGTATCCACGAAGCACTGGAGGCTAGACTCAAAGGTGAGAAACTTACGCCAGAGACAGACAAGTACGAAGCGTTATGCTTTGCTATTGACAAGCTAGCAGAGAATCCAAAGGCCGAACTGTTTATCGAACACCAAATGACACTGACTGAAAACCTTACAGGAACAAGTTGGTTTGCGAAGGACGCATGGTTGAGATCTATACTGGATGTATTGGTTGTGCGTGGAGACCAAGCGATTGTTATGGATTGGAAAACAGGCAAGCGTAGGCCAGACTTTACACAGTTAGAGATGTTTGCACTGCAAGTATTCAAGCACTTCCCTGATGTCAATGAGGTCACAAGCACTTTTGTGTGGCTGAAAGATATGAAGATGGATGCTGAAATCTACAAGCGTAGCGATGCAGACAAGATGTGGGAAGAACTACTCAAGCGTATCAACCGCATCTACCAATCAGCGGAGCATGACAACTGGCCTGCTAAGCCAAGTGGTCTATGTCGGTTCTGCCCCGCACAAAACATGTGTGATTATGCACAAATATAACTTGACAGGTATGTATACTTAATGTCTAATACACCAGAAGGAAAAATTAAGCGCAAACTTGACAAGGTTCTTAAACAAGAAGGTGTCTGGTTCTTTAACCCTCAAGCAGGGCCATTCGGTAGAGCAGGTATCCCCGACAAGATTGCATGTATAGGAGGTAAGTTTGTGGGAATAGAGTGTAAGGCAGATAAAACAAAGAAGCCTACGCCCCTACAGATAAAAGCTATGAAGGAGATTGAGATGGCAGGAGGCAAATGCTTTCTTGTATATGACGACACCACGATTGAAGAGGTGCGTGACTATATTAAGGAGTGGCTAGGATGATAGTGGTCGAGCAAGCAAAGGCTCTAGCACTTAACCTGACAAATCCAAACAGGGTGCTAGACACAATACCAACTGCCAAGGTTCTCAACTTCAAAGGTAAGGACTTGGTTGTTACACCGCATCGACAGGATGAGGTTAAGGTTCTGCGTAACTTGGGTATACAAGCCCCTGCGCCTATCCTGTATTACTACGATTGGGTAGGTCAGTTTACACCATATGAACACCAGAAGATGACTGCGGCCTTTCTAACTATGAACTCTAAGGCTCTGGTGCTTAACGAGATTGGCACTGGTAAAACTCAGTCAGCTCTCTGGGCGGCAGACTACCTTATGAAAACAGGTTCTGTTAAGAAGGTACTGATTGTGTCCCCGTTGTCTACGCTTGAACGTGTATGGGGCGATGGCATATTCATGGGCTTCCCTAACCGCAAGCATATAACTCTGCATGGTACTGCGGCTAAGCGGAAGAAGCTAATGGGTGTAGATGCAGACTTCTTTATTATAAACCACGATGGCTTCCCCATCATAGCCGAGCAAGCTATTGATATGTTCGACTTGGTTATAGTTGATGAAGCCGCTGTGTATCGTAACCCATCGACAAACAGATTTAAGATACTGCGTAAGTGGATGGCGAAGAACACAGCAACACGTTTGTGGATGATGACAGGTACACCTACGCCGAATGACCCGACAGATGCTTGGGCGTTAGCTAAGTTGGTTGACAGTCCACATTGCACCAAGACATTCACTGCTTTTAGAGAGCAAGTGATGATGAAAATTGGTCAGTGGAAATGGATACCAAGACCAGAGTCAGTGGATACTGTCAAACATATTCTACAACCTGCTGTTAGGTACACCAGAGATGAGTGCTTTGACCTACCAGATACAGTGTTTCAGACGCGCAAGGTCGAGATGACCAAAGAGCAGAAGCAACACTATCAGAAGATGCTACGTCATTTCGTTACAGAGATGGCGGAGGAAGGAACTATCACCGCTGTGAATGAAGCGGTCAAGTTACAGAAACTTGTTCAGATAGCATGTGGTGTGGCCTATGGGGATGATGGTCGCAACATAGAATTGGATTGTTCCCCAAGAGTTAACATTGTGAAGGAGGTAATAGATGAAGTAGGCGGTAAGGTAATTGTGTTCGTACCACTAACAGGAACACTACGCATGTTGGAGCGAGAGTTAAGCAAGGACTGGACTGTTGGCGTTGTAAACGGAGAAGTATCCGCTAAGAAGCGCAACGAGATATTCCAGAACTTCCAGAACTCTAAAGACCCGCATGTATTAATCGCTCACCCTGCGACTATGGCTCATGGACTAACCTTAACATCTGCATCGACAGTGATTTGGTATGGGCCAGTAACAAGCAACGAACAATACGTTCAGGCGAATGGTCGTATAGAGCGAATAGGTAAAAAACATGTATCGAATGTCGTGCATATCGAAGCTACCGAAGTTGAGTATCGGATGTATGAGCGGCTCAAGAATAAGCAGAAGCTACAAGGCATACTGCTTGATTTGATACAGCAAGAAACGAGGTGACGATATGAGTCTCAATGTAGACCAAGTGATTGAAGCGTACCTCAAGTATCGCAATCAGAAGGAGGCTCTTGAAGCTGAGATTAAGGATCAGGTCAAGGAACTCAAAGACAAGATGTCGAAACTTGAAGCGTGGATTAAGACGAAGGCTGATAATGATGGTGTTACGTCATTCAAGACGAACCACGGTACTGCTTTTGTAACAACCAATGACTACGCGAATGTAGCCGATTGGGATGCTGTCTTATCTTTCATTAAAGAGAATGACGCATACGACATGCTAGAGAAACGGATAAGCAAGAACGCTGTCCGAGGCTATATAGATCAGCATAAAGCTGTACCGTCAGGCGTGAATTACGGAACACGCATTGATGTAAACGTCCGTAAACCTGCAACTAAAATTGAAGACTAGGAGAAAATTATGAACGATATTATCCCAACCAATATCCAAGTACCCGCGCACTTGGCTGATAAAATTGGTAAACCTTCTGCACTAGCAGACTCTTTGATGGGTGGCATGGCTAATGAAGGAGGTGACGCATACCCACGAATCTCAATCAAAGGCTCACGCTTTCGTATTGTCGAGGGTAAGAATGAGACTGTGCTTGACAGCAACGTACTAGAAGCTGTGATTGTAGGGGCTAACCCCAAGCTATCGAAGACATGGTACGAGAAAGCATGGACACCAGATGCAGAGTCAACTGCTCCAGACTGTTTCTCACTTGATGGCATTAGCCCACATACTGACAGTAGTAATTCGCAGAATGATTTGTGTGCTTCATGCCCACAAAACGCATGGGGTTCTAAGGTGACACCCCAAGGGCAACAGATTAAAGCCTGTGCTGACCAAAAGCGATTAGCTATCGTAGCGGCTGATGACCCCGATGGTTCAATTTACTTACTACAAGTTACACCTGCGGCGCTGAAAGGACTCAACTCATACCAGAAGGAGTTGTCAGTAAGAGGCATCGCCCCTGAGATTGTGCGTACTAAAGTATCATTTGATACCAGTGCTTCCTTCCCGAAACTACAGTTTGGATTTGGTGGCTTCAACGATGAGCATACACAACAAGCTGTGGATAAGCTGTTTGGAACTGATGAGGTCAAGACTATCACAGGAGAACTTGCTCCTGCTAGTAAGCCTGCTGAAGTGCCGGTTATAGAGAAGAAGCCTGAGCCTGTAGTCACTGCGCCTACACCAGAGCCAGTCGCACCTGAGCCTGTGGATAAACCTGCTCCTGTAAAAGGATTTGGTGCAAAGAAAGTCGAAGAGCCTACACCTGCCCCTAAGGTAGTTGAAGAACCTAAGGCCGCACCAGTGGCTAATGGACAGGCTGATGATTTAGCCGCTGAGATTGCGGCTCTTGTGGGGGATGTAGCTGATGACTAATATTCCGCCACTCAACTTCACGAAAGTAGAAGCGTTGCGGAAACATATGCTACTGACTACAGGCAACATGGCTGAGTTACTTGGCGTATCACGGATGACTTACTATGGATGGGTACAGGGCAAAGCCATCCGTAAAAAGAACGATGAGAAAGTTCGTGATACACTTAGGGAATTACTTACAGTCATGTCTGATGGGTGGCCTCAACCAGAGGTTATTGCCATAGAGCAGAAACAACGTTTCCAAAGGCTTCTTGAGATTTTAGGTAAACAAGACTAAGGTAGAAGGGAGGGGGCTAAGCCCCCTTCCGTAACTGTGAAGGTAACAACAATGGACACGCTGAGTTTTTTACAGCGGGTTCTACCGTCTGAAGGATACTATGTAACGACACTGATAAGCCCAGATAACAAAGTACAACAGGGCTTTTTTGATACGGTAGAAGAACTCGCTAAAGCCTGTATAAGGCTATCATCGTCACAGCCAGACAAGAATGTCTATTTCGCTGTGTCGGCTTTCAATACCAAGGGTAATAGAAAGCAAGATAATGTTCGTGCAACTAAGCTAGTTGCTGTCGATGTGGATTGCGGAGAGGGCAAACCGTTCCCCACATGGAAGGAAGGACTAACTGCACTAGGTAAGTTTGTCGCTGAGATGCGCTTACCTAAACCACTAATCATTCATTCGGGCAATGGCCTACACGCCTATTGGGTTCTTGATGCAGAGTTAGAGCCAGAGGAATGGAAGCCTCTAGCCGAAGCATTGAAGGAAGCCTGTGTAGCAAAAGGCTTTGAGGTTGACCCTGCTGTACCTGCTGACAGCGCAAGAGTCTTGCGTCCTGTTGGTACTATAAACACCAAGGGTGGTAACGAAGTTAAGATGCTTGTAGATGCTGAGCCAGTAAGCGTTCAGACATTGCGGGATTGTCTAAGTTATTACTTCAAGCCCTCAGCTGCAGCCAGTATAGATCGCACTCGTGAGAGCACGTTGCTGGATAATCTAGCAGTCAAGCAAGATTTCCCACCTGCTGTCGGCTCTGTAGTAGCAAGTAAGTGTAAGCAGATTGAATGGGCTATAGCTAACCAAGGGGATGTAGATGAGCCACTATGGTATGACATCATTGGTGTAGCGGCACATTGTATCGACCCAGAATCTACAGCAAAGGAGTGGAGCAATCAGCATCCGTCGTATGATGAGAAGACTACCTTACACAAACTTGCTCACTGGAGGCAGTCCACAACAGGGCCAACAACATGTGCGAAGTTTGAAGCAGACCGCCCTAATGGGTGCAGAGGCTGTAAGTTCAAAGGCAAAATCGGTTCGCCTGCCAGACTTGGGGTGCAGTATCAAGAGGTGGCTGTTCCACAGAAGGCGTTAGATAGTGTTGCTAATGCTATCCCTATGCCTAAACCATTCAAGCGTACAGTGGATGGCATCAAAGTTACTATAGACGATACCGATATAGATGTATGCAAGTTCGACATATACCCAGTTGGGTATGGACTAGACCACTCGCTAGGCTATGAGACTGTGAGGTTTCATTGGAATAGACCACACATGGGGTGGCAAGAGATTTCGCTAAGACAGGCGTATCTAGCAGAGGGCAGTCGTGAGTTCGCTACAGCGATAGCAGACCAAGGTATTGTCCTATATAACAAAAGGCAAACGGAGTATTTTCAACTTATGATGCGGTCATATATGGAAGAGCTTAGACAAATCCGTGCCATGACCAACCTCTACTCAACTATGGGATGGAAAGAAAAGAACACGGCATTTGTTATAGGCGACACACTAATTAAGCGAGACGCTAATGGTGCAGTCGAAGAAGAAAACATTAATCTATCAGCAGGAGTACAGCGTCAAGGCAACGAGTTGTACCCAGTAAAGGGAACGCTAGAATCTTGGGCTACCCTTACATCTATAATGGAGAAGGCTGACCTCAAGGCGCACATGTTTGCGTTAGGCGTAGGCTTCTCAGCACCACTATATAATTTCACTGGCCTCAAAGGTCTGACTATATCCCTGTATGGTGCAACAGGTGGAGGTAAAACACTGGCGCAGTATTGGGCGCAGTCTATATATGGCGACCCCGACAAGCTACACTTTGCGGCTAAGTACACACAGAACAGCCTGTTCTCACGACTTGGTACATACGCTAACCTTCCGTTAACCATCGACGAAGTTACCATGATGCAAGACAAAGAAGTCGGTGACTTCTGCTATTGGGTATCTCAAGGCAGGGATAAGGCTAGGCTCAACCGTAACGCAGAAGAGCGTGACTCTAAGACTTGGGCTACACCTGTCATGGTGTCCACTAACAAATCTCTACAGAGTAAACTGATTGCATCAGGACTAGACACAGACGCTCAGATGGCTCGTATGTTAGAGGTGACAGTACCGCAGAGTGCTATCTTCACAAGGAACTCAGAAGCAGGGCGTAAGATATACGAAGCAATCCACGCTAACTATGGTCACGCAGGTAGGCTGTATATAAAGAACCTAGTAGAGATGGGCGAGGACGGTATCAATGCGGCGATAGCAGAGGCTACCAATACATTCCACAGTAAATACAAAGCTAGATTCAGCGGTGAAGAACGGTATTGGGAACAGTCTATCATCTTAGCAGACCTAGGTTTGAAACTGGCAAATGACTGGGGCTTGATAAAGTTCGACTACCGCCAAGCAACCGAGTGGGTACTGGCACAGATTGGTGCTATCCGTAGGACTGTACAGGAAAACCAAGTGGACTCATTCGATCTTATCGCAGAGTACATGGCTGATAGTGCAGACGCACAGGTTACTGTAATGCACACCTCAGGTCAGAAACCACAGCCAGATTATAGCCGTATACCAAGGGGCGATGTAAGAGTTCGCCTTGATGTATTCCGTAAGTCTGCGGCTGATCCGTTTGACAAGGGTACTATGATGGTTGACCGCACTCACTTCCGCAAATGGTTGTCAGTGCGAGGAGCTGACTACAAGTCATTCAAACAGGAACTTGCTGAGGAGAACGTAGTAGCCACACCCAAGTCAGAGAAAGCATCCCTTGGTAAGGACACGCCAATTAAACTGGCGCAGTCTTATGTGATTGGATTTAATCTGACACATCCACGTTTCCAGAGTTTGTTAGAAAGTGCAGATGTAGCGGCAGATGACTTAGCTTACGGTCAGCTTCAAGTTATCAAAGACTAAAAGCCTTCATCATTTAGTCCGTATATTTCCATAAGTATTTGCAGGTCAGAACGTATATTGGTAGGCGCAGTCTTCAAGTACCTCTGGCCTGTAGGCATCTTGGCAGACTTAGCAGACCGCTTTGCTCTAGACCTAAAGTCTTTGAACTCAAACGCAGTGTTAGCGTGGATATCATTCCAGTCCATGACCATCATCTCAATGTCTAGCATACGGTCTAGATCATCCTCAACAGACGCTTTTACATAGGCCGCAGTGTAGTCAGCCCGAAGTGCCTTGATATAGTCAGCCTTGTACTTACCCAATCTTACGATGTCGTTCTCTCTTGTGGCTACAGCAGGATAGAAACCTGCCGCCCTAAAGAGTATCTGCCCCCAACTAGCGGAAGGGTCTATGACTTTGCCTTGCGAGTTTGTCACTACGCCAGAATCATAATAAGTAGATGCGTCTACTATGCCGCGCATGGCGGCTATTGGTGATTCGCGGAATGCTTCAGTTAGCGTCAGTGTCTGGTCTCTAAGACCGACTGCACCTGCACCATACTTAGTTAGGTTTCCTGCTGTAACAAACGCACCTTCAACACCAGACCAAATAGGCCCGAAGAAGTTCTCAAGCTCTCGACCTGTATCAGCGCCAGCCCTACCCGCACCAGTCAACGGAAGCATATCCCCAAAGCCTAGTCGGGTTGAGAATGTACCTGCCGCAATCTGGTCTAGCCCGCCTCGCATGATGAACTTTGCAGAGCCTGGGGCTAGGTCTTCAAACAGCGTGATAAGAGATTCCTCTACGCCCGCCGATGTGATGCCAAACTTCTGCATGAGTGTGTCAATCAAATCAGCTAGGTCATCTGCGAATGGTAGACCTTTAAGTCCGGACATAAGCACAAGCATACCGATAAAGTACAGTCTACCTTGAGGACTCAGACCTTTTAGCATCTGAATTGTGATGATAGAGAACTGCTTATAGATAAACAGATACTGACCCACGTTGCCACGCGCCATCTCTGGGCGGTTAAACATGCCGTATTCACCCTGCGAAGTATTCACAGCAGTACGAGCAAACGCAGTGGCCTCTGCCCTAAACTCTGTTAGTAGTTCATTCTTCTGCTCAGTTGTTAGACTGTCGAAGTTAGGTGTGCCAGCAATAGCCCGCTTCATATGCAGACGATAGCCCGCCAAAGCCGTGGCTCTACGGTTGAGTTGCTCTGTGTATGAGAACATACCCATCCACAGTTTGATTGCGCCTTGTAGCTTGTTGCTATTGATTCCACCCCTTGCTGTACCAACTAGAGCGTTAGCTTGTGCCGCTTGTAGAACACCTTCTGATGTGGCGTCTGCTAGGAACAATGCCTCATCCTCAGTTATCTTATGTTTCTTCCGCAGAGCTTCATTACTCGCTAGTCTATTGACATATACAGCGTCTGCTAGTTTACGATCACCCATGTTACGAGCGGCAATCTGCATTTCCATAGTGGCGTTACTGATTCCGAACCCGCCTCCAAACCCTCTAGCCTCGTTGTAAGTGCCGAGGTAAGGAATAGAGTGTGTAGCCATAGAGACAAGGTTGATACCAGCAGTGGCGATTGAGCCACCAAGCTGAGCAACAACAGTCCACATCTTCAAACGAGAGCCAGTTTCACCTGACAGTAAGTCCTCAGTCGAGTCGTTGATGTTCGCACTGTCAGCATACCATTGCTGTAGTCCGAGTGCTGTGCCTCTGTAGTCTTCACCTCTACCTAGGTTCTTCATAGCCTTGCCAGACACACGGTTAGTAGCCTGTGGCATACCATCACCTGCCATATACTGATACATATAGGCATAGCGGTCATAATCATTTTGGGCTTTACGCATCTGCTCTGGTGTTAGGTCAGTGCGCTCTGTCTGAGCGTACAAGTCTTGCATTTGCTTTGAGTTACCACGCCATAAGCTGTCGTCCAACATGATGTTGTTTAGACGGTGGCGGTAGAAAGCCTGCCCTGCAATGTGCCCCTGCGTCTCAAGATATTCTGATGTGCTACGTACAACGTCTTGATCCCAACCTTTAACACCCGCTCTCTGGATGCTCCTACGAGCACGTTGAGTCTGGGCAGTCAAAGCCTCCACAATACGTTCACGTTCTTCTGGGTTTATGTTTACATCTAAACGAGCAAGTGTATTCGTGAAGTCAGTCAGACTAAACTGCTGACCTAAGACTGAACCTTTACGGGTTGTCTCGGTCACTGCTCGGAAGGTTACGGCTCGCTCTGCACCTGACTCATCTGTAAGAGTAAACTCGGTGTCGCCAAACTCTGTATTTAGATTGTCAGCTATCTCGCGGGCATCCTTACGGCTACCAGCTTGGTAGTACGGCATGACTGTGCGCCACACATCATCCAACTTGACTACTTCGCCGTTAGCGTCAAACGCCACAACCCTAATCTGCTGGTTGCCACGGCGTGTGAACGGTACATACGATGTCATTATCGTACGCTTAGCATTAAACTGTGCGTTCTGTGCCTGTACATCGAGAAGATACAAGTTACCAATCGCAGATGTTACGCGGTTAGCTTGGCTCTTTGAGTAGTTCTTAGCAGACAGTGAGTCCAATCCATCAATAATATCTTGGAACTCTGGGCCTTGGAACTTAGCAGCGTCCTCTCTACCCTGCTTAAAGTCCTGCACCTTACCTTTCTGAAACAGTGCGCGGTTAAATTCTCTTAGGAACGTACGGGCATTGGTTACTGACTCGCTCTTGTATTGGAAGCTACCGCCTTCCTGTCTCGCACCTTCTTGATACAGACGAACGTACTGCTCCATGACCTTACGCATGACCATAGAGTCTATATCTGACATACCGTAAGATTTTTTGAATTGGTTAATAGTAGCGTCACGTTGGGCTATAGCCCCTTCGATAGTAGAGCGAACCACATCAAGAGCAGACTGGTCTACTGCTGTTCTTTGTTCAGTGTAGATTTTCCATACGCGGTCTGTGATTGTGAAGTCAGGTGTCCACGTATCTTCTGTAAATACTTTTTGTTCTTGGTCGCCAAGTGTTACGCGTAATCCATTTTGGAAGTCCTCGCGTGTTAGCTTTCCTGCTTCTTGTGCGGCTGTGAAGTTAACGCTGTTGATGCCTATGGTTCCGTTGTCGTCAATAACAAGATCACCCACATCACGGATCTCTCCGTCAGTAACAGTATTCTGCTTGTGCAATGCGCCATATGCTAGCAGCTGACCTGCTTGTAGTAGCTCAGCTTCTGTTGGCCCACCTTCTTTTCCGCCGCCGTCTGCTGTGTACGAGAACGCAGAGTGGGAGAACGCAGTCATACCTTCGTAGTTAGACAGGAAGCGTCTTGCTCTACTTGAACGAGATTGGAATATATTAAACACCTGCTGGAGGCCATCGCTTCTGGTAGCCATGTTGTCCAGAGACTGTACGTTTTCAGCTAGCTTACCAAGGAACACACCGACATCACGGATGTTCTCTATATCCTTTGCGTTCTTAAGCATGTTCTTCAGAGCGTTCATGCCGCCGTACTGACCGCCACGTTGTACGTAAGCGTGCGATGCCATAGCTCGTGAGGCTGCGTCTGCAGTATCTTCTACAAGTGAGTAGCGTCCCAACGTGTTGTCAGACTGTAAGCTCTTAAGGTTATTCCCTAGCTCCTGCATGCTTACTAGACCGCTACCACCCTGCAACAAGTTTCTGCGTGATTGTCTAATCATGTACCTGGCCAGGTCATCTTCAAAGGTTGCACCCATAGCTTCTAGGGCATCCTTGATTGCGTACCACATTCGTTTGATAAGGCTAGAATCTAGGTCGGCTGCTTTGTCAGCCATTGTTTCTTCGATGGCTTCTAGCTTGTTCATACCCATCTCAACGCGGCGGTCAACCATTGCGCGGACGGAAGAATCACCTCGGTAGATTTCTTCTAGGACTGTATTAAGTTGTGGTTCAGCCATGAAAGCACGGAAGCCAAAGTGGCCCATAGTCTCGTGCGCTATAACAAACTGTGCCTGCTGTTCTGTTTTAATGTTGTCACTAAACAAAATGATTTCATCGCCCACAGAGAATCCTGCTGCAGGGGTAAACTCAAAGTCACCATCAGGGCGTGAGTTATTTGCACGCTCAAACAGTTCTGGGTTAGCAGCTTTAAGCTCTGCTTGATCTTTATAGACAAATACCTTTGGCTTAATCTTTAGACTAGAGATAGCTTTCTTAGCGATAGCCTGCACGCGCAACTTTGGAAGAGGGTCAGTGATAGGCTGGCTGTTGTCCGCTCTGTAGAAGCTACCTCGTTTATCGTCTGCTGCCTTGGCTGCGTCAGCCATAGTAGAGGAGTCTTCAGACCTAGACTGTGACACGTTAGCTGCTGGTGCTGGGTTAGCCATAGCTTTATATGGAGCACCTGTAATTGTTATGCCGTTCTTTGGGTCAGCAATTTTATCTACTAGGCCACGGCGTGTAGCGTACTCAAACCACGGTTGTGTGGAAGAACGCGTTTCTGTTTCGTATGTGGCGAACTTAACAAAGGTCTCGTCTAGTATTTTCTTTTGGCCTTCGGAGAAAGTCTCAGGGGCTGTAAATGTTTTATCCACAAAAGCTTTAGCCGCTGTCCTTGCGGCTCTGTAGTCCGTGGCCTCTGCGTTTGTACCACTAGGAGCGGCAGACCAATATGCGTAATCCAGTAGAGACACAGCAAGCCCGCGTAGTTCACCGGAGTCTTGCTCTGATTCAAACTCAGATACCAACTCTTGTACAAGTGCTGCTTCGCTGTCTGGGTCTACGACAGGTTGCCTTTGTACGCTATCTTCCTGTACACTTTGTTCGGCCCCAGATCCCCGAACGGCTGCTTCTGTTTCCGCAGGGCTGCTTGCTGCCTTGCGATTCTCCGCTTCTCTGAGACGCTCTTGAGAGCGATTTGTTGCGGCAGCTGCGCGTTCTCTGGCGTTGCTGACTGGAACTTCTTCGCTACTTTCGGTAGGTTGGCTTCCATCCACTCTTTCTGGGCTTTGCTCCTGTACATTCTGCTGCTCCTGTACTTGCTGCTGGAGCTTATTAATCTCTTGTTGCTCCTGCACCTGCTGTTGAAGCCTGTTGATCTCTTGCTGTTGCGCAACGACGGTCTCTTCAGCAGGGGTTGTCTGAATAAGTTCTGGTGTGGCTGGCACTGTAGTACCGGCACCCTTGAGGGCAGCAACTGACGGCTCGCCACGTTGTGTAAATAGAATACCTTGCCCTGCTGCACGCGCTTCCGCTGGGGTCATTGGGCTTGCTGCTTCTTCAGCTGCCTTCTGAGCCTCACGCTCCTGCTTGCGGAGTAGACGATTCTGTTTGGTGATTTCTTTTTGTTCCGCCTTAGTTATCTTTGGCAGCTTAACTTGGCCACGGAACAAGTCTAACTGGCGAGGCGGAGTAACTGGAACTGGTACGGTAGGGAGACCCGCAACCGGAGCAGGCGGTGGAGAAACTTCCGCCTGCTGCCTGCCTAATTGCTCCGCCTCATAAGCCGCGATTTCGTTCTGCGACTGCTGTAAGGCAAGCGCGTTCTCGACTTCGCGGTTATTCTGTTCAATCCGTGCGTCTTCCATTGCTCGCATCTCAGCCTCTTGCTGGGCTTGCTGTGCTTGCTGTTGTGCTTGCTGTTCTTGTTCTTGCTGGCGTGCAACTGCTTCTTGCATACGCTGCTGTAATAGGTTTGGTTGTGCCTGCGGCTGCTGTGTTGCAGCTTGTTGAATAGCCTCACTTACGTTCTCTACGGGAACTGGAGGTGCTGGCGGCACTGGGGGTGTAGGTGGGGTATATGCAGGCCCATCAAGAGCAAACAAATCACCTTGGTCTGGTTGCACTCCGCCCGTACGATCAGACAGGGGCTGTCCTGCCTCCATAGCTCTGTCTAAGCGGTTAGCTTCAGCTATCTCACGCTGCCTAATTTCGTTTTGTACTGCTTGTTCTTGTTCTGCAGGGTTTACTGGTGTAGGGGGCTGGTTAGCAACACCCGCTACCTCTTGCCTAATAGCCTCGTCTTGTTGGGCTTGACCAAGGTCAGTAATAACTTCCTGTCTTAGGGCTTCATCCTGTGCCCGCAATGCCGCAATATTTGGGTCAAGCTCAGGCGCAGTACCAAGTCCAGTGCCTTCTTCAAATAGCTCCTGTTGTACTGGGCCTTCACCCTGCTGTGTTCCTTGCTCCTGCTCAGTAGGCGCACCCTGTAGGATGTCAGCTTCTTTATTAGACTTAAGGTTAGCGATACCACCGATAGGCGCACCAATAGCAAAGCCTGCGGCAAATGAATTGATTAGGCGTGATAGAGTTTCATCTGATTCGTACTCACGACCAGTGTAGGCGCTCGTAGCACCCATAATAATAGATTCTTGGGTTGCTTCAGTGGCCCCCTCTAGTGTGCCGCCCACACCAGCACCTGTTGCACCGCGACGTAAGCGGCTACCTTTAGAGCCTCTGGCTATGTTGCCAAATATCTTAGCACCTACGATAAACTCAGGGATTGTATCTAGTAGTGCATACGGAACAGCTGCGCTAAGCGCAGTCATCTTGGCTCCAAAGTCGCTAGGGTCTACACCGCTTTCGAGAAGCTCTGAGTAAACATCTGATGAAGCGATGCCAAAGTTGTTTGCGTAACCTAACGTAACTGCTCCCGCAATGCCTGATGCACGCTTAAGAACTTTACCTTGGTCAGTCTTCATAAAGGCTTTAGCTGCTGCTTTACCTTTAACTTTTTCTTTAGCGTAGGCTTCAGCTGCTTCCTTGACAGCTTGCTTAAATGCTGACTTACCTGTAATACCAGCAATAGTACCGCCGACTGAGCCTAATCCTGGCCCTGCTGTGGCGGAACCTGCAACGAAACCGATAGCACCTGCAGCGATAGTCTCAAGAAGCATCGGGCCTTGTGCGCCAAGGACACCAACAAACCAGTCAACTGGGCCGATGTCTGCGTCACCCATACCAATATCGGTAAACTCTGTGTAGAATGGTGAGTTCTTGCGTATGTCTTCTTCCGCACGCTCCATGACCCCAAGGCCATACTCTTCTGCGCCAACAAGTACAGAGCCAGCGCCAAATAGGGAGCGTAGCTGTGCCATACCAGTGTCAAAGTTCTCAGCGAATCTGCGGGAAAGCGTAGGGTCTTTAATAGATTTGATATACTTGCCGTATTCCTGCGGTGTAACTTGCTGCCAGCTACCAGTAGGGGGAGCTTGGCGTGGGCCATCTAGGAATTGCTCAGACTTAAGAGCATTGTCAGCGTCGTCTAAGTCAAACAGCGAGCCATTCACAAACATCTTGTTCTGCTGTGGGTCAAACAGAACATTAGGGCCAGTAGGAGCAGGGCGTTTTACCTCAGGCATAGAGAACTGAGACATACCTTTAGCGTACTCAGCATCAATCTCTCTGCCGATAGCTTCTTTTTGACCTAGAAGATTACCCATCCCTATATTAGGAGCAGGATCATATGGATTGCCTAGCGGCTCTATGTCCATAGCTGCAAGGGTAGGGCTACCAAATGCTTTAAGTCCCGCCTTAGCCATTACCTACCTCACTTTGCTGCGGCTTTGAAGTCATCCGCTGTTGCCCCGCCTGCGTTTAACGCCTGAGCTTGCCCAGGGCTAAGAGGGGTCAACTTTGGCCTCCGTACTTTTTCGCCGTTTATTGTTTCCTCTACAGCTTCTGGCTGGAGTAGGAAGTATTGTCCATTATCATAGATTAAAGCGAAGCCATCGCCAAGGGCTTTGAACTCACCCTTACGTTGTTTAAGCTCTTCAAGATATGCTGCACCTGCATTATCAAGGTTCTTAAGTTTAAGATCCCCCAGCAGTTTGTCACGTTGTTTAGTAAGCTCAGCCTCAAGATCAACGCCTTTTTCAAACAAGTATGTCTGACGCTCTATTTGTATTTTAGTCTGGCTTTCACGATATGCTTGGCTGTAGGTACGCTGTAGTTTATCAGATAGCTCAGCCATAGTGTATGTCTGCTGACGATTTCCATTAACCATAAGGTCATACTTGCCGTCTGAACGTGGCACGATCTGAATATCCAAGCCAGAGAACGCTGATAGAACTGCGCCTGCACGAGCGGTGGAGCCAAAGGATAAATCCTGTAGGGCTTGCGCACCCTGTACTAGAAGCATCTTGTTATCGAACTCTTGCATAGCCACTTTGGCTTGGTTCTGAGCGTCTAGGCCGCTGTTGCGTAGGTCGTTAGACTGTTTAATAAGTCCGTCAGCTAGACCGCTGTATCTTTCAAACGTAGCAATCTGGCCGTTAGCCAGTGCAATATCTGCAAACCTGTCGTACTCAGCTGCTTTTGCATTGTTAGCATTGATCTGTTCGTTCAGAGTTTGCAGCTGGCGATTAAGGTTATCGACTCCTAGCTTCCTACCATTAAGCAGGTTCTGCATTTCGATCCCGATGTTAGGCGGATTCTGCAGGAACTTAACAATCTCCTGCTCAGGCTCTTTTACCTCAGTAGTAGCAATAGATTCTTTTTTAGTACCATCTGTATTGGTTACTGTCTGTGTTTGTGTTTGTGTCTGCACACTAGGCATACCAACCGTATTGCCTTGTGTCGTAGTGCTAGTGCCAGTTAATGCTGCATCAGCTTCAGTTACAATCTGAGCGTCTGTTGGCATGTTGGGTTGGCCTACAGTATTACCCTGTGTCGTAGTAGAAGCCCCAGCGAGTGCACCGCCTTGCGGGTAGTAATAATCAGCCACTTGCCCCATGTAGCCCCGCATACCTAAGAACGCAGAGTTATATTGAGTAACTGTAGCTAAGGTGTTTGGGCCTGAAAACTTTTTAACGTCTGAGATATCGTTGACGCCGATGTATTTCCCATAACCATCAAAATATGCAGCAGCTTGAAACTTTTTATCTACGCCCTTTAGGCCAATCATCTTAAAATACAGCAGGCCAGCAGCAATTTGGTCGTTAGTATCGGTTAGGTTAGCGTGGTTTTTAGGTAGGTTTGCAGCAGCTGAAGTCATGCGTGACCACTGCTCATCACTCACCCCTGAGTTTGCAGGGTTAGCGCCTTTGAAGTACGCCTTAACATCCTTAAAGGCTAAGTTTTGTATCTGCAGAGGCCCACGAGTAGATGAGCGGCTGTCGAATTTTACGTTGCCGAAGTTGGATTCAATAGCTAGCAGTGCTAAAGCTTCACCTTGGTCAATACCAAACTGGCGAGCTAACGCAGTAGTAGAGTTAGTAATACCATTCTGAAATTTGTTGTTCTTAATAGACTTTAGTGCATTAGCGATATACTTGTTATCTACTGTAGCAGCAGCTAGATCGTCCGCAGCACTATTAGTTCGGGGAACAATCTCAGTGTTTGTAATACCTCGACTACGGCCTTTAGTAAACGCGTCAGTTAGTGGGTAATTCGGCATACCCATTCGGTTAGTAAGAACGTAGCTGTCACCTATCTTCTTGATGTCATACTCAACACCATTGTGGATAACTACCTTGCCGCCGTTCTTATCTAGAACTTTCCACGGAAATCCCTGCACATGCAGGTCAGTTTTATCTGCATCTGAGATGTCATTTTCAGAGACCACGCCGTCTGGAAACAAATTAGACAGGTCAGGGTCTTGGAACTCAGGCTTAGGAATCTGGTTATTAGGAATATTTTCGTTATCGTTAGGGTTAATAACAGTTTTGCCGCTGTCAAACTCAGGGACAACAGGTGCTTTCGGCTCTATATATGGATCTTCTAGGGGCGGCTTCCCCTCTTGGTCTGTTACTTTATCCGCTTCATCTATACCTTGCGCCACACCACCTTCTTGATCGACAGGATCGACAGGTGGTACAGGAATATTACGCAGGCCAGGTTGTTGTAGGTTGTCAAACGCAAACGCATCATTGGGGTTAAAGGGGGCAACTTGCCGCACAGCCGCAGGGTCTGCAGGCTTAGCAGAGTTCATCATGTCTTTGGTAAACTGGTTCTTACGCTGCAGTGCTTGTAGTCTACTAGCAGACGTTACCGCTCCTTCGTAGTCCTCCGCCGACTGCATCCCCAGTGCGCCACCTATAAAATTTCCGAGCAATGCCATTCGGTTTACTCCTTATGCGTAATTATCAGCTTTAAGCTCAACTGGGCCGTTGATACCTTGGAAAGTGTTTGTATTAACCCCAGCCTTCTTTTTCTTTTTTGCTTTGTTGCTGTTCCAATAGCTATCTGCGCCGTAGCCAGTGCCCGATGTGGTATTGAACCCAGCAAACAAGTCAGAGATATTTTTACCCGCACCTTGTGAAGCTTGGATAGCTGCGTCTTCAGCTTTCTGAGTATCCTGAGACAAACTCTGAAGTGCGTTAGTGTACGTAGCAAAGTTTGCAGAGTTAGGAATCGCTGATAGCCCAGCTTGTGTCACTTGGTTCTGAGCAGTTAGACCCTTCTGGAATCCTTCGTCGTAGCGAGAGCTAACATTACGCGCTGAGTCTAGGCTCATACGGCGCTTTTCTGCTTCGCTGATGTCACGGCCACCGCTCTGCAATGAAGCTTTACGGTACTGCTCACGCAGCTTACGTTGTTGGTCAATGGCTTCTTTGTTAGCCGCTTGGAACGCCATGTATGTAGGATCGTACTGCTCTGCTTGCTGTAAGAAACCCTTAGCCGCATCCATCTGGGCGTTAAACGCAGCCTCATCGCGTTCTTTAAGCTCTGCGAGTTCAGTTTTACGCATCTCAAGTAGCTCACGCTGTTCTGGTGGCATCTCTGGATCAGGTGCCATTGCCGCACCAAGTAGTTGAGCACCGGCCTGCATTGTCAAACTAGCCAAGGAAGCAGGGTCTGTGACCTTACTGACAAGCGCTGAGCCTGCGTCTTTCATGTATGCACCTGACTTAGCCGCAAACGTAGCGTCAGGGCCAAGTTGTTCCATCGCTGTTTTTGCAGTTCCAGTTGTTGTATTATTAGATAGTTTAGCGGCTGCGTCGCTTACACCTTCAGGATTTCTAAGGCTAGCATTCTGCAGTGTGGCTTCGCCTGTTGTAGCGTCTGCTAGTGTACCACCGGTTGCGTCACTGGTTAGCGTATTGCCTGCATCTGTAGTATTTAACCCAGCTTCTGTTCCGGTCTGACCAAAGGTGGTGCCGAAAGTGTTATTAGCTGTCGCTTGAATGCCTGTGTCTGCCACGTTACCAAGACCCGCTCCGGTACTTTGTGCAACACCGTAACCACCGATACCGCCGCCGATTGCGCCCATAATCGCGCCTGACTTAACATCGCCGCCCATAACTTTAGCTGAGATAGCTCCGAGTCCTGCACCGACAACAGCCGAAGTCACCGCCGCTCCCACAGTAGTGGCAGCAAAAGCCGATATAGCAGAAATACCTGCTGAGGCTACAAGCGAGCTTGCAATAGCAGGTGCTGCGATTGGGATAGCAACTGCAACAACGACAGCTAGGACTTTCTTAACCCCGCCGCCGTGCTCAGTTGGTTGAATACGTCTTATGATAGTTCCGTTAGTGGGCCTAAGTGCAACCACCATCGGGTTTATTGTGATAGCTGTCATTTTAGACCTCCATTAAATCTTGTTTTAGTTGGACATATTTACGCTCAAAGCCAACAGTTGAAAGAATACGCTCCATTCCAGGGGCTACCGAGCACTCAATCTGTGTAACACCACAGATACGCGCCCATCCACAGACATCAGCCCAGAACTTCTTAATAAGGTGCCGAAGGTCTTTACCTCCCATAGCCACAACATTCATAGCTGTGTACTGTGGGTAATATACTAACTGTAGAACCAAAATTAATTTTACGTCTGGTAATTCAGTGTCGTCATTTTTTACTGCTATGGCATACATCTGGCCTTGCATGACGCTTGTATAAAGATCGTCTATAGTGCACTCACCGTGCATACCTTCTAGGCAACGATCTAAATGCGGCACACATTGTGCCCAATATTTATCCACTAACTCTTGAGTAGAAAGCAAAATAGCCTCATACTTTTTAGGCACGAGGTTCTCTGATTCTGGCTGTTCTACTACTTGTAAGGTCATGCTACGTCCGTCTTCCCATCTTTACCAATTAGTTTGTCGAAAAATTCAGTGCCTTTTTTAGCTACGATATCTTTAGGAATAACGTACTCGCCGCCTTCCACTTCAATTTCGCCGCCATTCTTCATCTTTACTCGTACTCCGCCATTGTCGTGGGATGGGCCGTTAACCATACCGCCAAACTCCATCTCTTGCATCGGAGGTTGTTGCATTGGCATCTGCTGCGCTGGCATCTGTTGCCCTGTAGATTCAATCTGTACGTCTGCCGCCATAGCCTTGGCTGCTGTAACAAGCGCGATAACTAGCCCTTGATCGTATTCCATTGGCAGATCATTTGGCCCTGCTAACCCACGATCAATAGCAAACTGTCTAAGCTGCGGGTACATAGCTGGGTTTTGCATAGCCACTTGAGCTAGCTGTGTTGCCATCTGAATCTCTTGCTGCGAAATTTCACCTGACTGGATACCAGCTTCAATAGCCGCACGAATACGCGCTACTACCTCAGGGTTCTTACTAAGCATGTCATTAACTTGCATGTCAGCCATTTGAGGATTAGGCATACCGCCTTGTGGCTGCTGAGGCTGTAGACCTGCTTGTTGTGGAGCCATACCCTGCATACCTGCGTTTGGTGGAACCATACCGCCTTGCTCGAATGTAGATGGTTGCATACGAAAATCTAATACGGGGTACTGAGGATTACCACCTTGGACACCTGTAGGGATATTTCCTACTGCCGCTTGGTTAACCCCAGGGGTAGGCGCTTGAATTAGTTGCTGTATACTTGGCGGTAAGTCCATAGATACAGTTGTTGGAATTGCTGCTGGTGTTGCTCCGCCAGCGACAGGAGTAGGTGCCATCGCTGCGGGTGTTGTATTTGGGGTCATAGCCATGTCACATCATCCTTTAAGCTGTCTTATTAAAGCATTTAACACTGTCCTGTTAAACGCTACATCATTTGCTAAAGTTTGCACATCTGTTAATAGCAAACCATAGTCCGTAAGTCCAGCAACCTCTTGGCCGCTGATTGTAAAGCCTGTACCCTTTGCGGATACCTGCCTCATATTCTGATCGGGTTGTTCAAGTAAAGTTATCTGGCCTCTAGTAACTGCTTTACTAGCTAGGTCAGCTTCACCGCGCAGGCCAGTAAGTAACTCCACGTTTTCCTTTACAGTGGTGATAAGTACACTCTGCCAGTCTGTGATTCCCCCTTGGGGAACTGCGGGTATTGCTGTAAACCTTGCCATTATGATGTCCTCAATCCGTAGGGTGTCTCTCCAAAGTGTATAGCTCTTACACGAGCGGAACCTGACACGCCCACTTCAAATGTATCCGATCTGTAGCCAGTTGGCAATCTGAATATGTCAGAAGTTTGTATAGACCCTTGGAAGACAAGCTGTTTATCTACCCAAAGTCTAAACGTTACAGGCTGAGTCCCCGTGTTAGCTTTCTGGTACTGTGTTTGTGGGTCGCCGTTTATGACGTATGTGTTAATTGAACCGCCAATAGTAAAAGTAACGCCGCCACTCTGGTAGTTAGTAGGCCCGTTAAGTGTGCCTAACTGCTGACTTCTATTCCAGATAGTTTGGTTAAAGTTTGCTAGCCCTAAGTTGTAGGCAATAATATTAGCAGCCTCCTGCGCAGATGTATCATAGTCAGCAATTACCCTAAACGCACCTAGGTTAAGGTAGTCTTTGGTGACAATGGTTTTGGACTTCCACTCCATAGGTGAGAGGACTTCCCCAGTATTATCCCACTCATATATCTCACCGTCATTACCATGAGTGTAGTACATGATGCCGGATTCAGGGTCTGTAAAGGCTGCGCTAAACCGGTATTGAATCTGTACAAAAAACCCACCGACTTTATCATCGCGCTCAAATATAAATGACTTGGTGCTGTGAGACCCAAAGTATTTCCCGTTATAAAAATGACCAACAATAGTAGACGGGTCTAGTGATGCGTTCCAAGTATCCCAGTCGTGAACAAACTGAGTTATAAGTTGGACACCGCCCCCACTAGGACTCCATGTAGCAAGGCCTCCATGTGTAGACCACACAACCCCATAACCCATATTAACAACAGACTGTTTGGACAAACAGGGGTATGGCGTGTCAATACGTGCTGACACCATTGTTGCTGGGTCGTTGCCAGATACTGAGTGCGGGAAGTCTTCTGTGAGTACAATTACATAACCTGCAACAGACTCAATAGCTACAATGTCGGAATCAAATGTTATCCTGTATTTTTCTGGCCACGCATGCGGCGTATCAGGGAATGAAAAACACAGCTGATTACCAAAAAACCCAACTAGAATATTGTTGTGTGAGGTTATAAGCCCCTGCATATTATCAGGTGGTGGGTCATACTCTTCTGATGGAATAATAGTTTCTAAGCTGGATACATTAAAATCATCTGTAAAGTTAAAGTCAGCGTCACCCCAGTACCTAGCAGCATTATCAAGACTTTCAGATACATCATGGTACACAGTACCCGCAGAAGCATTGGTCGTTCCAACATCAGTAGCAGTCTGTGCGTAACTAAATGTGTAGTCATCAGCAATCGCAGTAACTACACCGTCTGTAATGTTAAACGACGCAGTGGAACAATCTTTAATCTTAAACCTGTCGCCAACAATAAAGTTGTGTGGAAAATTTGTTGCTATTGTAGATACGTTACTAGCTCTCGCCACAGTGGCAATACTGATAGGGAACCATAACGTTGCTAATAAAAAGAAGTCCGTGGCAGCTGCAGAAGCTACGCTTCGGTACAACCTAATACCACGGACAAAGTTATCCCCCGACGGTTTAGCCGAGGGCAGGGAGGAGACAGTTACTGTTTGGCCTTCTTTGATGTATAGTTCGTTAGATACATTGGACGGTATGGATTCTTCATCCCACGGAGTGACAAACGTAAAAATATAAGTTCTAATTTGTGTGTTGCCTGCAAGGTCTGCTCTACCTGTGTTATTAGATGTCTTACTGACTTGATCGCCGGAGCTAAAATACTGAAACTCTGTAGCGCTTGTTACAGTAATCTCTACGTTCTTGGCGTTAAACCCTTTAGCCTCATCAGAAGTACCAAAGTCACGTATAGTTACAATGTTGCCTGTACGTAAGTTGTGGGCGGTATTACAGAAAAAAGTGGCTGTATTGCCTGAGTCGCGCTCGTAGTGAGTAGAGTTAACAACAGTAAAAGATGCTGCTGTCACGCTAGGTGTAGTGGTAGGGAGCGGTATCCCTAAATCGTAATATCCATTAGCAACTGGGTATGGTTCGCTGCCAGCTGTGGCTAACGCATAGTCAGATACTTTAGGCTTTCCGTCACCTGTGTAATAGAACCTCTGCGCGTTGTCTGCGCTATCTGACGCAACAGCAATGTCAACATCAGTAGCCCAAGACAGCCACACAAGCGCATTGGAGGTGGGGTCACGCAACGCATGAAGGGTTTTAGCTTCAACGTTACGTTCTGTATTATCCACTTCTTTAGGCGTGTGGTAAGGTAGCAAGTCGCCAGAGTAAAGCTTTACGTTAAAGGCTTCTTGGGCCACGCCGTCAGGTAGCAACTCCGAAGATATCTTCGGTGCTTCGCCTAGAAACTTTGTAAGCTTTACTGACGCCATTAGTTCACCATTTTTAACGCAGCTTCAAGCGTCTCATTATTTCTGCGAGTCCAGCCTTTACCGAAGCTATCAAATGTAGAGAGGGACTCATAGAAACTTTGCCTGATATTCTTGTAATTTTCAAGTGTATTCTCAATCCCGTGATGTTCGACATATTCATTAAGAGCGCGTAAAGTATTGGGGCCAATACCCCCATCTACCTCTGTGCCAATCATTTCTTGTAGTTTCTTAGCCGCTCTCCCAGGCCCAGAATTTACACTCCAGTCAAAAACAGCGAGGTCAAGTCCCGCAGGTATGTGTTGGCATTTTGCTCTCAGCCAGTAGTTCTTCTCGTATATTGGAGCAACATCTTCTGGTGTAAGCTCCTTCATATCCTTAGTGCCGCCCCACTCTTCGTAGACACGTTTAGTTACACCAAGGTTTGTTTCGCCACCTGGATCTCGGGGGTGGTTTACCCAGCCGCCTTCGTGGTGCAATATAAGCTCTAAGCAGTGCTGAAAGTTATCTTTACTCATTTTGTTAAGCCCTTTGCCTTTTCATAGCTACGCATCCCGCCTAGTCCTAATAATCCTAATAATACAGTCATTAAGCTGTCCATATCAAACTGAGGGTAGGCTACTGGCTCAACTCCCATATAGGCAGTTACTACATCCATAGTCGGAAAGACTAAAAAGTGAGCGAATAGAGCCAAGCTACAGCACCAGCCAACACTTGGTCGCCAGCCCGCCACAAATATATTCCGTGACTTTGCCTCTTCTGCATTGATAGCCAACTGACCCTTGGCAAGCTCTTGAGCGTGACGTTCAGCCATTGTAGCTATTTCGTGAGCCAGCTTGTTCTTCTGGTCTTTGTCCTCGACAAATTTGCCGATTAAATCAGTAGCTGGGCCGATTAGTGCTTGTAACATTAGTATACCTCTCCTATCATTAGTCTAACAGCTTCGCCACTTGCGGCTTACCATCTGGGCCGGTTTCAAACTCTACTTCGCGTTTTTCGCATGAGTACCTAGTACCTTTAGAGTCCTTCCATCCTAGCCGTTCAATCTTACGCTTTACACTTAAACACTCAGAAATACCATCTCTGTGAGTATATTCTACTGCTTCGCCGCCCATGTACAGAATAAGAACTATAGTTAAAACACCCATCATTCACCGCCGTTCCTTAGTTTTTCTAGGTTCTCTTCTAGATTACTAATGCGCTTTTCGTAGAACTCCAGTGTTAATTTTTGCTGTTGGTCATATGGAGCGCGGCCTTCTTCTATTTCGGTAGTTAGTTTTTCTAGCTCCGAAGCTATATGTTCTATCAACATAAACTGTTCAGAATCAGCTGGTAGACTACCCATCTCTCCGCGAGGCCACTTAATCCGGAACTCTGTGTTATGTTCCAGATCAGACTTCATCATAGTAATGTTTGTTTCAATTTGGTTTAGCCGCTCTATGATCCCAAAATAAGCCCAAGTAGCAACAGACGCAGCAACAACCATCGAAAGAATATTTCGAAGTGGTAGAGCTACTTCTGTGTTCTCGCTTATTTTAGCTGCCATACTCCAATCACTTCCTGCTCATCCACGCGGTTGTACCCATGTATGCACCGACGATACCTGCGCCTGAGATATAGAATAAATTACTTATGTCGGATAAAGCTGTAACTCTGTCTAACGGTATAAAAAACATAGACAGTGTAAAAGCACCCATTGAGATTAGCGTATAGCGAGCCATACGTAGTTGGGCTAAATGTTTGCGGAGGTTATCTTCTGTTTCACGAATCTCTTTAGCTCGTGCCATTTCTTCATCAGAAACAACGCCGTCGTCATTCATATCATATGCGTCGTATTTGCTTTGATCTTCTAGTTTCTTAGCTGCCATACTACGCTCCTCCTGCTGCGCGATTCCGCTGGTACAGCCACCAGACAAAAATCCCAAGAGCTGCTATTCCGATAATAAAACACACAACTAAAACAGAAACTTCTATCCACCACTGTATCTTTTTCTTGTTCGCCTCTTCTGCTTCTCTGCGGGCTTTACGCGCTTCTACTTGGAACCGCACCCAATCTTGCCAAAGTCCGGGCCTACCACAGTATATCATTATCTGCTTCAGCTCGTCTTCTTGCTCTTTAACGCGCTCTAAGGCCATAAACTCTTCGAAGTCTGTTGACTGATGAGCGGCCTTTTTCTTATTTACTTTTTTCTGTAGGGCTTCTTTTGCCCCTACAATTTCACCTATTTTACCTGCGTATTGGCTTAGCTCTCTCCCATTGGAGACAGCATTTTTTATGACTGCAAACGCTGCGTTAGCGGCAGCAAGTTCTGCTAACATCAGCCACTACTTTGTACCACTGGGTTTCTTCATTATGTTATACCCCATCTGCGTAGCTAACTTTTTTAGGGCAGCAGCAGACATTTGAGGAGTAACGGGGGTCTTGCCGCCTGAGCCATACTTTTTTATTTTGCCGCCACTACCATAAGAAGCCATAGGTTTTTTCTTATCAGTTTTCTTTTTGTTCATCATGCTGAACCTCCTATTAAAATTGCGCTGAGGATAGACCCCATGCCAACTATTATTGCACCTGCTGCAACAATTAAAATCCGCTCAAGACGGTCAACCCTAGTTATAAAGGTCTGATACCTTTCGGCACAGACCGCTTCGTGGGTTAGTATTTCTTGCTGTAGCTCAGCTACCGTCATCTTCGCCACTCTTAGCCTCCGTTACAGCTTTAGTTTGGTCGTCTATCTTTACCTCTACTTCTTCCGGCAAATCCGGTTCCTCTACAAGAACGCAACCCTCAGGCACTTTGTCTGCTGTTCTAGCAAACGTACCGTTAGGAAACATATATAGAGGAGTAGGTTTCATTACTCTTGCAACTCCGCAAGTTTTGCGTTCCACTCAGCTTCGGTAGGTTTAGGCCCGCCAGCTTCTGCTGCGTCCCACACTTTTAGGTTTTCGTACTCATACCCACCGGCTAGCACCCACCCGTCGCCGGTAGGGCTAAGCGCACGAGCTACTAAAACTCCAATAGGTGCTTCAATATTCACGCTATGTACTCCTCTACAACCCATGTCGCATTTTTATTATAGCTACTCTGGTAATTAATCCAATAAACTGTATCGCCGGTGCTCCATCTATACCCTTCAAAATAGAAGTGGAGGTTGCCTGTGTATGCCAATATGTTTGCAGTTTCAGTGCTAGTTTGGGCTAAGCCACCACCGTGAGCAGTATCGTAATAGATAGGGATATTCGCGGTAGTGCTACCACCGTAACCATCCATACCCCAACCATGAGTCATGCCATCTGGAAGCAGCCCAACAGTAAAATAATTAGCGCCCGCGTTGAATGTAGCAGGTGTGTTAGATAAACACATTTGCACTCTTATACCGCAACCTGAGCCTCCGGTATCATTATACATAGGGAAGCAACCGCGGATACGAAGATGTGTATCATTACGCCTTTTGTTATATGTACGTATATTTCCGTTGGTGGCCGGAGCATAAGCATCTTTGTTTGTGCCGTTAATTGAAATTGTTTCCCAAGCTGTTGTTGTTTGTACCGTTGAAGCACTGCTACCGTACCCTGAATTAAACGATCTGGAACTTACAATAAGCCCTGACGATCCGTCTACATCCGCAGGAAGTGTTACAGTCTTACTTGATAAATCTAAAGTATTTGCTAGTTTTGCATCGGTTACTACAGTATTATCAATAGTATAAGTAGCCCCAGAATTGCTAACAGTAATATCGCCATAGTCTGCATCTGCAACAGCTGATTCAGCTTGAATAGCTTCAAACAGAGCGGCTACGGGGCGTAGCTCAATACGGTCTCCAATGGCGAAAGCTGTTGCTGTAGTGTCATCTTGCGCACGAATAACAGTCATAGAGTCCGTGGAACGCGCAGTTACCTTTACAATCTCTAGATTATTAGAAGTATCCACGAGAGTAGCAAAAAAATACTCGCCAGAACCAAGAGTAGGAAATCGGGTACCCTGCCCCGAATCAACGGTAATAGTAGTGTCAGTAGTATTAATACCAGCTGCAAGTGTACCGAAAGCATTATTTGAAACTTTTACACCCATTAGTGATCCCCCTCAATAAGTACCCAACCCACCGAGTTTTCGTCCCAGTAATAATCACCATCGCCATCTGGTCTTGCAGTAGGTGCTTCCCATAAGTAAGTTGAACTATTTAGCACCCAACTAGGAAAAGGTTGTGGCGCGTAAAAAGCATCTGCAACAGCGTCGTATGTAAAACCAACGCCAGCAAAATTTTTGCGTATCGGGCGATCCTCTGGATGCTGCCCACCGACGGTATTATATGATGTCTGGATCCACTCTCCGGCAGAACTATCTACAAAGGTGTCAAAAAATTCTTCTTCCGCAACAATAACTTTAGTTACAATTCCGTTAACTACTTTTGCGTAATGTGCCATGTTGCCCTCCCTATGCTAACTGATACCGTATGACTACAATACCTGAGCCGCCATTGCCGCCTTTAAAAGTTCCGCTTCCAGGGCCACTGCCGCCGCCGCCAACTGTAACAGTAGTAGAGCCAGGTGAAACAGAAACGCTAGTTAAAGCTCGCATACCGCCAGCTCCTCCGCCGCCGCCTGATCCAGATCCAGCTCCTCCGCCGCCGCCAGAACCTTTATTGGTGTCGCCGTTTTGGGCATTAGAACTACCATCGCCGCCATTGCCGCCGCCTCCAGTGCCGCCTTGGCCATCGCCGCTGTTTGTGCCACCACCGCCACCGCCTGCGTAAGTAACATTTGAACCTGTTCTAAAATCGTTAGCTAGACCGTTTCCGCCGTTACCTGCTTTGCTACCTGAAATCTGTGTTTGTCCAACTGCTCCAGCACCGCCGCCGCCGCCGCCGAGGTCTCCAGCTGTGTGCCCTGAACCGCCGCCGCCATTGTTTCCTTGTCCTGATGTCCCTGAGCCGCCAGGTGAGTCACCATTTTGGTCATCACCGCCGCCGCCTCCGCCTGAGCCGCCGTTATTTCCTGATTGAGCTGTGTCACTGTCGTTAGACCCGCCGCCACCGCCGCCGCCAATCGAGGTGTTCGACCCAAAACTACTATCATCCCCGTTTCCCCCTCTACCTGTGCTACCGGCTCTACCGCCGCCACCGCCTCCAGCGACAATCAAAATGTCAGAGCTAAGTGCCGAACTGTTAGAATCTACAACAAAAGAGCCAGAAGAAGTAAAGCTATGTACTCGGTAAGAACCATATGTTGTTATTGTACCGCCTGTAGGTTGAGCTAAAGCAGTTTTAGACACAGATCCAGATGAAGTACCGTCTGAGTTAGTAGCACTAATGGATACAACATTACCAGCTGTAACATTACTAAACACCGAAGAAGGCACTGTTACTGTAGCTGCTGTATCTGAAGTAGGCGTGACTGTTACGTTTTCGTCGATAGAGTCTGACGACTGAGTAAAATTAACGACTAAGTTAGCCGTCTGAAAACCTTTGCCAGTTAGAGTTAGTGTAGTAGCAGCCCCAGCATATAAGTTACCTGAAACACTATTTAATATAGCAATTATAGAAGAAATTTTTAACCAAGATGTACCATTAGAATAATACACAACGTCATCGTCAGTGTCATATCTAATATGACCCTCAGTAGCACTTGCTGTAGGTTGTTGTGCTGTAGTACCTTTTGGTAGCCCAAAAGACCCAGTGGACGAAGAACCTTTATCGTATGGATTAGCCGCGTCATCTAGCCCTTGAGCTGTAACACGAAGCTCAACCCTGTCTCCAATCGCAAACGCCCGAGCTGCCGTGCTCTCTTGCGCCCGAGTAATCGTTAGTACGTCTGTTGATCTAGCAGTACACTTTACAACTTCAAGATTGTTGCTTGTGTCGATAAGTGTGGCGTAAAAATATTCACCACTAGCAAGAGTAGGGAAACGAGCGCCTTGCCCACTAGACAAGGTAATGCTAGTAGCAGAGTTATTTATACCTGCGTTCAGTGTACCAAAGGCATTGTTTGCAAATTTGACGCTCATTTGTTAGCCCCTTAGTTTACAGTAACAGTCCAAGTAATACCTAGAGTGTCAGCTGCTCCTTTGTTGATAACAGAAAACACTGTGCGGCACAACATATCGCCACTTGAGCTGGCGTTAAACAAGCCTGCCTCTGTGATAGCGCCGGTACCCGTACCAGCCCCAAACGTAGCAACATATGCTACTGCGTTAGCTGTGACTGTCGTAGACGTAAGTGCTACGCGTCCTGCCTCAGTACCCAGTGCAGTATTATTAGCTGCCGCTGCAGTGCTACCTGTGCCAATAGCCATATGAGACAAAGCAGCATCAGTAGTATCTTTAAGCCGCGAGGCGATAAGATTTTTACCGGCGGTAACAACTAAATTAGGTATAATGGTTTCTTGAGTTACATTTCCGTTAGGATTTGTGACCGTGATCTTCAACTCACCGGTCACTTTGATAGAATCTTGAATCATGGTCAGCTCCTATTTACAAGATTGTTCTAGCACCTACCGTACTGTTGCCAGCATTGATAGGCGTTTGGTTGAAGTAGTATCCGCCCAAAGCTCGGTCATCTTCATCAACATCAGTATAATGAAAGTTGACAAGAAGTCCAGCTGAACTTGCATCGGGTAAAGTTATACGGTCTGAAGCAAGCATAGCAGTGTTAAAAGGTTCAGCTGCCCCTATAACGCCCGTATTAGGTACGTAGTAAGCAACACCTGATATTGTATATGAATAAGGCTCCTCAAGAAATCCTCTATACCCATCAGATACAGATACAAAATCTGGGTACATGTATTCAGAATCGCCGAGTGTTAATATTGTGGCCACGCTTTCTGTAGCTGTAACAGCGTCTGATTGTGGTGGGCGTATGTCATGTACTATAGCCTCAGCTGCAGTTACTGCGTCCGCCGCAGGAATACTAGGCTCAAGTTTAATACCCTCCACAGCAGTAAAAGAATCAGTTAGTACACTATTAGGCTCTAAAGCTATAGCTTCTACTACAGAGGTCGCATCGTTATCAGCTAGCTCCCCTACCGCAATTTCCTTAACGTCCGTCTCAGTGGCCGTAGTGGCGTCCGCAAGCCCTTTATTAAAATCAAAGTCGTCAATAACGTCCGTAGCTGTAACTGGGTCTGGGTCTACGTCAGCATCAGATAAGTCAAAGTCTACGCTAGATGTAAAAGTTTTTATGTTCGACTGCACCGCGTTGACAGCATCTGAAGTAGGTAGTGTAACTTCATTTGCTATAGCTTCTGTTACCGACACAGCATCGGTCAATACTTTACCTACTTCAAAATCATCAATAGCCTCAGTAATAGCCACTGTATCTGATTTAGCTGGCTGTATTTGCCTAGTCGAAACTTCCGCCGCAGTTACTGCATCAGTCTTGGGTATATTAGGTTGGTTAGAGATAGCCTCAGTAATAGATACATCGTCGTTATCAGCCAGTTCTGCAACTGTTACTTCTTTAGCGTCAGCCTCAGTAATACTTACAGGTTCAAAATCTACCGCAGGGGTAGACGGATCAAAATCAACTATATCATCAAAACTTATGACAATCTGTGCGTCGGTAACAGTAACCGTTTCTGCAAACACTGGCTGCGCATCAAACACAGGGTCTGCGTCAGTAGGTAGCGCAACATCATCGGGTTCTTCTTTGAGTACATCTAGCGCTTTTGTTAGCTGAGCAGCAAACCCTCCCGCTGCGTCTTCGCCATCTCCCATAAACACAGCCTCAGAGACAAGATTAGTTTGCTCTAATACTAATGGGCGTGCTGCTGGGCTAAATATTATAGTGGCGGGATTAACTTTAGCTTCTATATAACTAGGGCGTGCTACTGCAACGCTAATATCGCTTACAACAGCGGCAGCGCCAATAGATAATACAGTTACACTAAGCCCTATCTTCATATGAGATTATCTCTAACCCTGAAACTCAGTGTTTCATAAACAGTCTGTGTGCCAGCGCCCGATGTTGATACAACAACCTCGCCCTCATACTGACCGGCATCTAAGTTAGTAAGAACGCCGCCGGAAAAATCAAATTGTACTTTGCCGTCTGTACCTGTGTTAACTAGGCTACAGTTAATCGTGCTAAGTAAAGTGCTAGTGTTAGCTTTGCGGAAACGAACAGATACACTCACAGACGACGGTGATAAGTCATACGGGCTATCAGTAGACTCATCAGTAAGCGTGAGGATAATTACTGGTTTAGAGTCACCTTTAACAAGTCTAATTGTATCTGCCATATTTCACCTCACGCAAATCTTTGGTTCTGTACACGCATAGAGCCTCTGCCTGTACCTAAGTTAGCTCTAGCCCTGCGCTCTGATAGTTTGTAAGCAAACTGTTTTGCGTGGTATGACGCTAGCTCTCTATCACTCCATGTGCGATCTGGTAACACCAAAAGATGCTGCAACGCCCCGTGCATAATTACATTTTCTAAATCATCTAATGGTGTCTGATCCATCTCGTAGGCTGTGCGTAGGGGCTTAAGAGCTACAATCATACGTACATCATAAACAACATTAGCGTCCGGTATTGGTGCTACAGCAAAATGATCTGGGTCTATAGATGTTATATATCTAGGAGTAGAGTGCTCATCTGACGACACATACGGCCACTTGGGGTATATATCGTGCAGCTGCTCTAAAGAAATTGGGGTTAATTTTTCCCCATTTACTGTAGCAGTTAAGATAGCATGTACCTCAGAAAAATCTGGTGGGTCATACGCATAATCATGCCCGCCTGGGTTAAGTCGTATCTGAGGTTGCTCATAGCGCCACGCTAGGGTGCGCTCACACGCCTCTATGGCTGCATCTCGTACATACTGCTCTACAACTACGTTAGGGGCACCAGGGACGCTTGGAGCGAGCCTAGTGACGATTTCTCTAAAAGCACGGTTTGGCATTATACAACATCCTCCCTCTCAAGTCCGCCACTCTCAGGATCAGTAATCGCACGAGACTGTGCGGCAACACCTAAGGCCTGAGTAAAGGATTGCTGGAACAACTGTGCACGTTGAGAGTTTACATGCTCGTTATCAACAGACTCTGCTATAAACACTGTAGCATCAATCACCACAGGGAAATAGGCATCCGGTAGTAAAGCAACAGTTTGAGTGCCTGTATATACAGCAGGGGTCTTAGAATACTCCCCGATTAATATCTGATTATCGGGGGCTTTAGGGTATATAAAAAATTTATTTGGGTTACGGACATGCCGCATAAAGTTTACAGTAGCTCCTGCTGGGTCATTCATCCATGTTGGGTATGCTTGATCCAGAGCTTCACGGTTTGTTTCAATAATCCCAGCCCCGTCTTTTACAGAGTAGATTTCGATCAAACGTATAGAATCAGCTGGGGCTGATTGCACAACAGAATTAAACGTACAGGGTATTTCTTCGATGGAAGCAAAAAGATCAGGGCGCAATACAGCTATACGTTTTAGGGCTTGGTTAGCGAAGCCCAACAATACATCATCACTATAACGATACGGTATATTCGTATCCTGTATGATGCGCCTAACCTCTGTGATTACATCATCTAAGATCATTCTTTAGCCCACGCTTCGTTTTCTGGTGTGTCTGGATCATCAGACATAAAATGCCCGTTATCATCACGCGCACGAACCAATCCTCTAGTCGCTTCATCTGCAAGCTCTGGCGGAGTAGTATCTGGCTCCTCAGGCACTTCAGTTTCCAAAGATACTTTAGACTTGCGCCCTTTTTGTTTCTTTGGGATAAATTTCTCTGGGAACGCCTGTTCCTCAGTGACTTCAACAGTCTTAGGGTTATCAGCTAAGATTTCATCCCACTCGTAAATTTCACCGTCAGTTATATTTTTAAGCCATCGTCCACTCATAATAGTCTCCTTACGCTTTCCAGTTAACTCGTTTAGACGAGCCTTTTTTCTTCATTGCGGCCTTCGCTGCTGCAGTTTTACACTGCGCCATAGTCGGGCGGCACGCAGGGTATCCCCTCTTACTATCACTTTTTGACCCACTTCGTCCACAAGGTTTACCTGTCTTGCAGTCAACCCAGCCTTTGCCGTTGTTCTGGCCAAACCATTTTCGTAGGGATGCACCCTTCTTACTTTTTCTTACTGCCACTTTTATTACCCCAGTTTGCGGCACCTACTTTCCTACATTTAGCCAAAGCGCCCGATGCGTACGCGCTGGGCCAAACTGAATAGCGGGCCTTTACTTTATAATAACAAGCGTCTTTTTTAGCTTTTGCTTTTGGAGCTGCCATTTTATCACCACTTCTTACAAGACCAGTAACGAGCGGTCATTTTCGAGGGGGGTCTGCTATCACACCCATGCCTCGCACGAAAATTCTTACGCCGTCCTGGCTGATCTTTTTTAATAGTCATATTAGCATCGCCGAAGCGAATAATTTTTTCTTTACCGTTTTGGCACGCTTTAACCACAAACTTTTTACCGCCAGAAACTTGACGTTTCGGTTTGTTGCAGGCCATCTTGGACTTATCAATTTTTGCCATTATGCTTTAGCCTTTTTCTGTGCCGTAGCGCTTAATTCTTTTAGATGAAATAAACGTTTACTGTTTTTGCCATGTGTTTTCCCAGAATGTAGCTGGCCATTAGGCATCTTATGTGAATCGCCTTTATACTCAGTCCCATCACGAAAATAGTGTTTCATATTTTTAGCCACATGTACCTCCTAGGTAGAGGAGGGGGCCGAAGCCCCCAACTCACTTTAGTTTATGAACAATCAACCATAACAGCTGTAAGTTTCATAACTGCTGTATCAGCGGCGTTGACTGTAACAACGTCGATTGTATCAGCAGCAGTGTAATACTTACCCTGCTCAAAGGCGTCAGTTCCGGCGACAGAGATATATGCTGCAGTAGCATTACCATTTACGCCGTCAAGGTAGCCATCTGGGTTATCGCCATCACCAACATCAAGTGTAAGTGTTCCGCCCTCAGCAGTAGTAACCTCAAGCGCCACATGTGTAACCAAGGTTTTTGCTGGAACTTTAATAACTTCCAAGATGTCAGCTGCACCCAATGCAGTCAAACCAGCTGCGGCGCGAGCCGTAGTGATTGCTGCAAAGTCCAGATCTACAGTTATGGATGAAACTCGGTTAATACCTGCAGCTACGTGCGCGGCACCAGTACCTAAGTTATATCCTTTACCATCGTTATAAGTAGCCATTATCAAGCCCTCCTATTAAAGCGTTACGATAGCAGTTGAGAGCGCTTCAGGCTTCACCACTTTGTAACCATATACTTGCAGGCCACGAATGATGTTACCAAAAGTTGTCTCAGACCGGATGGTTTCCATGTTTGTCATCTGTGATGCAAACGTAAAGCCCATCTTATGACCACCAAGTACGCTAAACTCACCGCCTGAAGTTTTCTTCAGATTGTGAGACACGTAAAGGGTGAAACGATCAATCATGCCGAGGCGACCATTCCGTAGAGGGGATGATCCATCGCCAGTGATAGATGCGTCTTTAAGGTCAGACTGCTTGATATAGCCAGCCATCTTGGCAGGGATAACCATGAAGCGATCCTGCTCAGGAGCATTAGCTTCGTCAAGTACGGTACCCATGTTGATGATGGTATCAATGACGTTAGAGCTTGTGATAGCAACAGGAGTACCTGCTACACCCAAGTTGATGTCGCCAGAGATGCGGCCAGCTGATGAGCCTTTGTTGTTTGCGCCAACGTCAGGCAACAGGTCTGTCAGAACACGCTCGTCGATCTTGATCTTCATACGCTCAGAAGCGTCTTTAGACCACTGATCCATCAATGCGATGTCAGACTGAACCTGATCAACATCGTCTTCAACACAAGCGAAGTATTCGCCTTTGTCAATTACGAGCTGCAGCTTCGCTTTGTCAGGGTTTTCGACTGCAAGAGTCTGGCCCTTAACGTAGGTTTTGATGGTGATCTCTGGAGTTGTACGGATATTAACCGTGTCACCCATGTTACGGATTTCACCTTCGTAGTCAGTGTTAGAGATTGCGGATAGGACAGTCGCATCGTAGAAGTTCTCGATGAGCTTGCCCGACCAAATCTCGGGGATAAAGTTGCCCGTGTAGTCCGGACGACCTGAAGATACTGCAAAAGCCATGTTAGCCTCCTATAAGTTATGCAGTGACAATTCGACCTTCTCTCTGTGCTGAGAAAATGTCGCGTTCTATTCGGCCACGTTCTTCTTCCCGACCTTTGTACTTACCTTTACGTACAGCATCAAAGAAACCTTCGATATCTGCTGGTGAGTATGTTTGGCCTTCAGATGGCATAGTATTAGTCCCTGAACGACCTCGCCCTGGGGATACTTGCTTCTCTAATTGGTCAGAAGGAACCTTCCGATTGGTTTGAGCAACTGGGGTACCGTTGGCCTCCTGCCATGACCTAAAGAACTGCGCCACACGATTAGAATCTAGATTCTGCTGAGCATCTTCTAGATATGTCTGGCGAGAAATACCTGTAAGTGGGTCAACATCTAACAGCCAAGATTGAAAATCTCCGTTGTTATTGATGTCCTGCCATTCAGGTATGATAGTGGAAAGCCTAGCCCAAAACGTCTGAGTTGCTGATTCGGCCTGTGCGTGCGAGATTTGATTCATCTGCGGTACCACGCTGGTCTGCATCTGCATTACCTGTTGCTCTAACTGAGACACACGATTATTGGCTTGCGCCACTTCTTCTCGTGCTGCACGCCGCATAACATCAATAGAATCGCCGTACTCCTGAACATCTTTATCTGTAATCAACGGATCACTAGACTCGGGCTGTGCAGCAGGTTGGTTATTCAATGAGCTAAGTAGCTGCTCCATTTGAGTAACACGGGATGATAACTCTCGGTTCTCCGCTTTCATACGAGGAACTTCTGCATTATACATACCCTGCAGTGTTTTGTACTTTTGTTCCCAAGAATCCTTGGTTTGGTTGTCTGATTCACCGTGCTCTTTGGCTACAGACTGAGGTGCTTGTTCTTCTACACTGTCGGCTACAACTTCCTGTACAGGCTGCCCACCGTCGTTAGCTGCGGCCTCGGGTGCATCACCCTGTGCCTCAACCTCTCCGTTAAGTTCCTTGTATAGTTCTTGTACTGCCTCAGATTGCATTTGAACTTGCTTTGGTATTGCCATGTTGGACGC